TTACCTCCCTGTAGGATATAAATGTCTTACAGGGAGGGGGGTCTCCCAAATATACACCCCCTTGTTTATCGCCGCTCTCTTAAAAAATTCCCCGGGGGAAACTTTTAGAAATGCATTTTAGACAATTTTTAGAGTAGGTTTTAAAGAGCATATTAAGTAAGCATTTTACCTAACCCATACGACGTAATACAGGTATCCCTTTCATAAGTTCCAGCTTAATATGCTCTCTAAAATCTACTATAAAACTAGGAAAGAAAGGAGACAAAATTGATTTAAAATGGGCAGAAAGAAAGTAAGAATAAGTGAAGAGTATAGGGAAAGGACCTCTCCACCGCCTCTTACTTCAGAAGCTAGAGAGAATGAGTTGATATCTTTGGCTATAGATTTAGCAGAACAGCAACTTCGAGATGGAACGGCGTCATCGCAAGTAATAACACATTACTTAAAGCTAGGTTCAAGCAAAGAAAGATTGGAAAAAGATATTCTAGCCGAACAAAAGAAGTTGGTTGTTGCTAAAACAGAAGCAATTGAGTCTCAGAAGAAGACCGAAGAACTTTATGCCGAAGCTCTTAAGGCAATGAAAGCATATTCAGGTCAAGAAGATAACGATGATATTTAGGAGGTAAACATGTTATCTAATACTGCGACTCCAAAATACTACGGCGAATTTAGAGCCGCGGTTTTAAGAGGCGAAATACCAGTTTGCAGAGAGATATCGATGGAGATGAATCGTATCGATGAGCTCATAGCTAATCCTGGTGTATACTATGATAGTAATGCAATGGATGGTTTTGTAAAGTATTGTGAAACCGAATTGACATTAACCGATGGATCTGATTTGAAGCTATTACCATCATTTAAACTTTGGGCTGAGCAGATATTTTGCTGGTATTACTTTGTAGAACGAAGCGTGTTTGTTCCAGATGAACATGGTGGCCCTGGTCATCATGAAAACAAGATGATTAAGAAGCGTTTGGTTAACAAACAGTATTTAATAGTGCCAAGAGGAGCTGCAAAGTCGATGTATGAGTCGTGTATACAGTCATATTTTCTGAATGTTGATACTGAAACGACACATCAGATTACAACAGCGCCAACAATGAAACAAGCAGAGGAAGTAATGTCCCCAATAAGAACCGCTATAACAAGAGCGAGAGGTCCATTGTTCCAGTTCTTAACAGAAGGCTCATTACAGAACACAACAGGTTCTAAAGCTAATAGACAGAAGCTGGCATCAACCAAGAAGGGAGTCGAAAACTTTCTAACTGGTTCGTTGTTAGAGATAAGACCAATGTCCATAAACAAGTTACAAGGTTTAAGAACTAAGATAAGCACTGTCGATGAATGGCTTTCTGGAGACATACGAGAAGATGTTATTGGTGCAATAGAGCAAGGCGCTAGTAAGTTGGACGATTATCTAATACTTGCTGTTTCATCTGAAGGTACAGTAAGAAATGGAGCAGGTGATACAATTAAGATGGAACTTATGGACATCTTAAAAGGTTCATATGTCAATCCTCATGTATCGATATGGTATTACAAATTAGATGATATTGAAGAAGTAAATGAACCGTCATTATGGTTAAAAGCAAATCCTAATCTTGGGAAAACTGTAACATATGAGACTTACCAGTTGGATGTAGAAAGAGCCGAAAAAGCCCCAGCTGTAAGAAATGATATTCTTGCAAAGCGTTTCAACATACCTATGGAAGGTTACACATACTTCTTTACTTATGAAGAAACTCTCCCTTGTGAAAAAAGACAAGACTTCTGGTCTTTACCTTGTGCATTAGGTGCTGATTTATCTCAAGGAGATGACTTCTGTGCATTCACATTCTTATTCCCTTTATCTAGAGAAAGATTCGGAATAAAAACAAGAAGTTATATAACATCTCTTACATTAAACAAATTACCAATGGCAATTCGATTAAAGTACGAAGAATTCATAAAAGAAGGAAGCTTGATAATTCTTGATGGAACTGTTTTAGACATAATGAATGTATATGATGATCTTATGAATTTCATAGATAGGTCTCAGTATGATGTAAGATGTTTCGGATATGATCCATATAATGCTAGAGAATTCTTAGACAGATGGTGTAAAGAGAATAGTGAATATGGTGTTGTAAAAGTAATACAGGGTGCTAAAACAGAATCAGTTCCATTAGGAGAGTTAAAGAAGTTATCAGAAGAAAGACTGCTTATTTTTGACCAGTCTCTTATGAGTTATACAATGGGTAATTGTGTAACACTAGAAGATACAAATGGAAATAGAAAGCTACTAAAGCAAAGGCATGACGAGAAAATAGATAATGTAGCTGCTTTAATGGATGCTTATATTGCGTATAAAGCCACAAAGGAGGCATTTGAATGATATGACTTATCCAACTTATTTAATGCATTATGGAGTTAAAGGTCAGCATTGGGGTGAGAGACTATACCAGAATTCTGATGGAACGTATACTGAATTAGGTAAAGAAAGAAGAAGAATTGGTCCTCATGATTATGGCAGTAAAAAAGAAAAAACACCACAAGAAATAGCCAATAAAATAAAAAACATGGATATATTAACTGAAAGAAACTATGATAAATATTATAGATATAGTGATTCTAAAAGTAGTTTTGTATTTGATTATAAAAAAGCTGATAATAAAGAAAAGATTAGATTACAAAAAGCTGTTGATAATGGTTTAAAAGCTTTAGACAGTTTAGACAGAAGTAGAAATATAGATCCAGATCCAATAGATGATAATAAAAGACGGTGGTTTATATTCGAAGATTCGACAATAGGTTTAATAACTATTTCAGATATGGTCAATCAAGGATATAGTAAAAAAGAAATAGTCGATATAATAAATGAAGCTGGCGAATTACCATATGATTATGCATACGACGATAAAATATTTCAATTAAGGGAGAATAGTCGAGAAAGAATGGGAAAATATTATAATGAAAAATTTATTGATGAATGCATAAAATTAAGAGATGAAGAAAAATTAAAGCATACATTAAATTTAAAAATAAGTGAAATATTTTAAAGGAGTATTGTTCAAAAGATGAGAATAGCATACATTTGCGATTGTAAAGCCAAATGTTGTGATAAACAAGGTTGTATTAAAAATGGTGGCCCTTGTTCTCATACATTTGATATAATGCATTCAAAAAATTTTAATGAAGTACCTATAGTTGATGATAATCCATCTTTTAACAAGTTAAGTTCAAGAGATGGAGAAGTAGAATATTTTGAAAAGGAATAATTAATATGTTAACATATTCCGAATGTATATCTTTCCCAACTTTTATAGAAAGGTTTCGATATCTAAAACTTTCTGGAGGAGTTGGGGAAGAAACATTTGGTTATAATAGATATTTAAACCAATATTTTTATAACACAAATGAATGGAGAACGTTTAGAAGAAAAATAATTATAAGAGACAATGGCTGTGATCTTGCTTCCGAAGGTTATGAAATAGGAGGAAAAATCATAATCCACCATCTAAATCCAATTACAATAGACGACATAAAAAATTTTAATCCAATAATATTAGACCCAGAAAACGTTATATGCGTAAGTCATAAAACACACGAAGCAATACATTATGGATCTGAAATGTTATTGGAAAATTATCGAGTGGTCGAAAGAAGACCAGGTGATACTAAATTATGGTAAAATTTAGATCACTTTCAAAGAGGATAAAATATTTAAAAACATGATTTTTAACGCGTCATGTTCCCCTTTCGCCCTTTCCAATTTAAGTAATCTGAAAAACAACTTACAAAATATTTTATCCTCTTTAAAAGTGATCTAAGAAAAGGAGTAACAAAAATGTATCCAACTTATTTAATGCATTATGGAGTTAAAGGTCAACATTGGGGTAAAAGACTATATCAGAATCCTGATGGAACGTATACTGAATTAGGAAAAGAGAGAAGAAGAAAAGATCTATATAAAGAAGTAAAAAATAATGTAAAAAAAGGATATACGCCATTATATTATAGATATGTTGGAATAATACATAGAGGAAGAAAATCTAATCAAGAATTAGTAGAAATGGCTAAAAAAAA